GACTACGCAGACTCAATGTCTCAAGGTGATATTTTTCCAAAAATAGTGCTTGCAAGAATCGACGGTGCCGGAAAGTTACTTGTTGCTGGCGGAAACCACCGACTCGCTGCGGCAATTAAGATTGGCGTAACGGAGATTGATGCAATGGTCGTCGAATGCGACCATGCAATGTTCTCTCTTTTGTGTCCATCATTGAATCTATATGTTGGACAGCGCGAGGATAGACATGTAAGGGCATTGCAGGCTGCAGACGCCGTTGCAAGGCTCGGCATATCCCACAAGCAAGCTGCAAAAGAATATCGAGTACCAGTGTCAAGCGTCTCGATTGCCGTTGGCGAATCCCGAGTAATTGTTTCAGCGGCAAGGCTGGGGATTAAAGCAGATACACTACCAGCGTCGTATTTGCGGGTAATTACTCCTGTTGAATCAGATGCGACACTGCTGCCTTTGGCTATTGAATTGGCTAGGACAAAGCTCAATTGCGAAGAGGTAAGAGCAGCCATCAGTGACGCTCGGAAATTGCCAACCGAGGCAGATCGAGTCGCAATGCTCAAAGAAAAAATTCAGGACGCAAAGAGAATCACATTATCAGGGCGAATTCCGACACAACCAATACGATCAAAGGTTATGCGATGCGTTACGACTCTGGAGAATACAATCACGACAAAGGTGACACTAAGCAGTCTGCAGGTCACCCCAAAAGAGGCGCAGGAGATTGCTTGCAAGTTGAAAGAAATGATAGCAAGCCTACTGTCCGCAAAGTAAATGAACCTCAGTACCCGTGGATCACTGAGGCATATGAGATTCTGAAGCCAATGCTTCCATGTTCTGTAAACGAAGCAACTGCCGCACTGATAACCGGGATGACCCAACGGGCTGTTGAAACGGCTACTCGCCAACTTAAAAATCCGAGTCGGTTTTCAGCGGCAAAGCTAGCAATAGCTCATCTGCAAAAATGTCGGGTTACGGTACGTGACGGGCATATTGAGAGGAAGCATGAAAAAGAAAGAAAACTAATAGGTGACTCGGTTATGGCTGCATTGAAAAGCACTGGGAAAATCAAGGAGGGAGAGACGGGATTCACAACTTCTTCCGTTGGCACATATCGAAAAATACTGAAAAAACTCGGATGGATACGAGTAGAAGCAAATGATTGGTTCTGGGTTGGACCAGAAGGAGCGACATGGCGTGATGTGACTCGGGAGAACGCAAAACGCAAGTGAACTGAACTGATTAATATATAAAAGGCGACCGGGGAAACTCTGTCGCCTTTTTCTATTGACAGGCAGTTAGTTACCTGCTTACAGTTCACACATCAGCCGAACAGTTCTAAATTGAGCGATGTCGGCGGCGTGATTGAGCATCTGTAAATTCAGGGGCGTCAGTCGTTAGCGTTTTTGGAAGTATCCAACAACGCCAGCGGCTGACGCCTTTTTGCGTTGGCACTGGCAAACCAGAGGACCAACGAAATGACACGAAAAGAAAAGCTTGCTGACCTGCAAGCAAAGCGCCAGATCGCACTTGATGCGGCTGACAAAATCATGGCACAGGCGAGTGAAGGCGAAAGCCTCTCCCCAGAACTGACATCCGAGGTTAAAAATCACCTCGACGAAGTCGATGCAATCGGCAATCAGATCGTCGCTGTCGGAAAAGAAGAAGTTGAGCATGCAGCACAGGCAGCACGTCTGGACGCAGCCCGTAAAGCTCCGATCAATGCTCAGGTTGCTGAAATTGTCTCTCGTGGCAGTGGCATGTCCTCTGCACCGAATGGCAGCGGATCCCCACGGTGGACCATCCCAGCGACCGCTCGACGGCAGGTTTCTGCGGTAACCGCATTTTCTGACGACAATCAGTCAGGCGGATACACCAAAGAAGAAAAAGCCTATCGCTTCGGTCAGTTTGCACTGGCAAAAGCATCCATTGACCTTCCGGGCGTTTACAACTTCCAGCACGCTCGGAAATTTGCCGACGAGCATGGAATGCTACGCAACGCGCACCTCGAAGGTGGTTCTGACACCACCGGCAGTCACATTTTTGTTCCGGAAGAATTCGGAACAGACTTGATCAAATTGCGTGAAGAATACGGCGTAGCTCGTAAGCTGTGCAAAGTGGTCCCGATGAACTCGGACACTCGCACTGACCCGAAGTTCGTGTCTGGCTTGACATCGTACTTCACTGGTGAAAACGCCGCGTTGACAGCAAGTGATATGCAGCATCAGGTCGTGCGCCTGACCGCTCGCAAGATGACTTGCTTGTCGACTTACTCCAGTGAGTTGAATGAAGATTCAGTTATCGATCTTGGTAACACGATCGCTCAGGAAATGAGCTATAGCAACGCACTGAAAGAAGATCAGTGTCTAATTGATGGCGATGGCACATCAACTTACGGTCACATTCGTGGTCTGAAGACGATGTTTGCAACGCTGACACTCGGTACTGCTCCTGGCTATCGCGATACGACGACCAGCAACACTTGGGCCGCAACGGTTATTGCGGACCTAACATCACTGATCAGTGTCGTGCCTGTTTATGCTCAGGCTGGCATGAAGTTCCTGTGCTCAAGCCAGTACTACTACCAGGTGATGGTCCCACTGCTTAACGCAGCGGGCGGCATCACTGGAACAGAACTGCAGAACGGGTTCCGGATGCCAATGTTCCAAGGTATTCCTGTGATGTTTTCACAGGTCATGGGAACTGCCACTGCAACCAGCACGGTTGCTGTGTTCCTTGGAAATTTCTCTCTTGGCTGCTCATTCGGTGATCGTCGAAAGCAGACTCTTGAGTTCTCTAAGGATGCCACGATTGGCGGCACAAACCTGTTTGAATATGACCTGATCGCGGTCAAGTCGTCTCAGCGAATGGACATTAATGTCCACTCAATTGGTTCAGACACTGTCGCTGGTCCGATCGTTGCACTGTCAACAGGCAGCTAATGCCAATTTGAATTGACGCAGGGGGGCGAGTGCCTCCCTGCTCTTCTCTGAAATCCATGCTCTAAGGAGCCCGATCATATGCTTCCTTTTCGCTCAATTGTACATAGTCAGTTGATTGCTGCGCGAGCTGTCACCAACAACGCAACAGCCACTGCAAACCTTGACACGAACGGTGCGGACTACGCAACGATCATTGTGAACATCAGCAGCGAGGCCAACACAAACGCTGTTGGCCCGACGATCCAGTTGCTTGAATCTGACGATACCACTGCAAGCAACTTCGCAACGGTGACGGCAAATATCACCGGTGATGCGATCTCAGCAAAGCCAATCGTGTACGGCGTGGACCTTCGAGGCCGCAAGCGATACCTTCGCATCTCGATCAGTTCAGCCACAGCAACAAACGACAACTTCACCGCGTCAGCAGAAGCGATTCTGTCTCGTGTTAAAGTTGGGCCTGCTGGAACAACTGGAGTCACATCTACCAACGGCGTGACGCGATTCGTGTGATTTTTTTATGTGACGTAGTGTCCAGTGAACTTTAGTCTCGCTGGGCACTACGACTCACTCTCGCCAAGAACCGGCTGAAATCAAAATTAATATGACTGAAATTAAGCTCAACATCGGGGCAGGCCCAACGGTCATTCCGGGATTCACGCCAATCGATCGGAAATTTGGCAGTGAAGCCTATCCGCTACCCTACGAAGACGGGTCTATCGATGAGATCAGAGCATCGCACATCCTCGAGCATTTCACCTTTGGTGAAGCCTCTCAGGCGATGGATGAGTGGGCTAGAGTCCTAAAGCCAGGTGGAAGAATCCGAATCAGCGTTCCGGATGTTGACAAGGTTCTCAATGACACTTCAGGAAAGCGTCTGTTTTACTTAATGGGCGGTCAGATGCACGCTGACGATATCCATAAGTCAGCTTACGACCACAACAGGCTCGCTGGCTTAATGAATCAGTGCGGCATTCGGCAGATCAAAGAATGGCAGTCTCCGAATACTGACTCGGCAGCGTTACCAATTTCACTGAATCTCGAAGGCGTCAAGGAAGCTGATCCAGAGCCTAAGAAACCGACAACCGCGACTATTCAGCTTGGGGCATACCTGACGCTCCCACGCTATGAATCAGTGGTTTGCCGGTCACTTATTGAGCTGGCGCTGCGACAGCTCAAGATTGAATTGACGACATCACAGGGTGTATTCTGGGGCCAGTGCATGCAACGCATGTTCACAAAGGCTGTTAATGATGGGATCGACTGGATCCTTTCGATCGATTCGGATTCCCTGTTCACCGCTGAGCAACTCAGTTTGCTGATGGACACGCTGGCAAGTAATCCTCATATCGACGCCTTGGCAGCGTTGCAGTGTCGACGTGGATGCGAATATCCACTTCTGACGACTGGAAACGTCGATGGAGGGCTGACAGTTGAGGTGAGCAACGCTCCTTTCAAGGTCACAACAGCCCACTTCGGCCTGACCTTGTTTCGCGTCGATGCTCTGCGAGAAGTCCCGAAACCGTGGTTTGTGTCGAAACCAGACGAGAATGGTGAGTGGGGTGACGAGCGGATGGATGACGACATCTTCTTCTGGCATCAGTGGAGACTGGCTGGGAAGAATATCTATGTTGCTCCACAGGTTTCTATTGGGCACATGGAAGAGACTGTTGTACAATTCAATGATGATATGAAACCAGAACACATGTATGTCCAGCAATGGCGGGATTCAAACGTGAAATGATGCCAGAAAACATGCAATCAATTGAGCTTATTCGCGGCTGGAATGGTCACGCGAAGGGCAGTCGCATTTCTACCTTTGCCTTTGGAATCATGGCTACACTGGTAGCGAACGGGAGTGCTGTATGGTGTTCCAGTACAAATCCGCCAACACTTACGAAAGCGACACAAAAGCCCTTATCCGAACCTTCAAAACAACTTCAGAACCGGCAATCGAACCGATCACGCTAGAGGAACTGAAAGATCGGATGCGGTTGGGATCGACTTGCGAATTCGACGCAGAGATCCGGCTCCTTCTCACGCAGGCTCGAAAGCAGGTTGAAGCCGATACGTATCGGAGATTGATCACTCAGACTGTTGTCGGGTACATGGACTGGTTTCGATGGGTGCGTGAGATCGAGTTGCGTTTGGCACCAATCATCAGCATCACCAGCATTGTTTACACGGACCAGAATTCAACCAGTCAGACATTTGCGGCCTCACGTTACGCGACAGACATAATCAGCACTCCTCCACGAATTGTCCTTAAGACAAATGAGCAGTGGGAATACACGGAAGACAACACTCCGAACGCAGTGGCAATCACGTTTGTTGCAGGCTATGGAGCAACGGCGGCTAGTGTTCCTGCTGCTGCAAAACTGGCAATTGTCGAATACGTGAAGATGATGTGGAGTGGCTGCGACGGCAATGAAGCGACCTACAAGCGGCTCGTCAGTTCATTACAGTGGACTGGATACCACAAGGTGATGTAATGGCTGCTAAATGCAAACATCGGCTATATAACAAGGCTGCAACAATCGAAAGGCTGTTGGGGACTGATGACGCGCACGGTCAAATTGACGTGTCGGCAAATGCTAACTGGTCATCGTATCTTAGAACATGGTGTGCAGTTATTAGTAAAGGCGGCAGAGAGTTCTGGAAGGTCCAACAGACGAATGCGACCGTGACGCACGTTTGGTACGCGACATGGAGTTCAACACTTGCGTCGGCAACGCCAGATATGCGATTGATCTGTGAGGGTAACACCTACGAAATTGTGAGCGTGATCGATATTGATTTAGCACACAAAGAAGTAGAGATCCAAACACGACAGGCGGTTCAATAATGAGCTTCGGAGCGACAATACAATTTGTTTGGGAAAAAGCTCTCGTCAAGCAACTGCAGAAGAGAGTGGCAAAACTGCAGAAGAATAAAAATAGGATCATGGTTGAATCAACACGCAGCGGGATGAGGATTGTTGCATCTGCCATTAAGCGAGGAATGCCAGCGTACACTCCGAATGCAGCGGAGAGTGAAAGCGATTATAAGGAGACAAGGGCGGCTGTTGGTAGCCGCGCTGGAGTATCAGGAGCAGGTAAAGGGGCCAACGGGCCTAGAGGAACTGTGTTTGGTAAAGCTGGAAGCAAAGTAGGAAAAAAACGGCAGGATCCAAAATCGCTTTCAGGTAATGGCAGATCACGACCTGGTGTCGGCACTGGCGTTGCCAGTCTTCATTGGTATTTGGCAGGGACTGGTGACCGCTTTACAAGAACTGGTATTCACACAGGTCGAATGCGGCGGCTGACTGTCGTTCAGGAAGCATGGGCTGCATCCAGAGGTTTGGCGTACAACAGAATACGAACAAGACTTTGGACGAAGATTAAACGCGAGGCGGCACGCCCATGAGAGCAGGACTTGTAGCATTACTCCGAGCGGAGGCCACGATTTCAGCGATCGTGTCAACGAGAGTTTATATCTCAAAGGCACCTCAGAAGGCTGCACTGCCATATATTGTTATCGACCAACAAGACACAGATGAATTCAACTCGCTCGATGCGACCGGAGCCCTTCGACGGATGGGGTTTGTAATTGTGTGCGTGTCAGCAATTTCAGTTCAGGCCGAATCGCTTGGGAATGCGGTCAGGGTGTTCATTGATGATTACGCAGGGACAGCAGGTACATTCACAATTGCAGCCGTGATGTTGAATGGCGAAGTCGGGAGCTATGAGCCACCATCTGATGGATCTGATGGAGGATATCATTTAGTATCGCTCGATGTGGATATTTTCTATCAGGCAGTATGATGCTCTTAAAGGTAGACTATGACAAGCAACTGCATTTGTGGAACCTGACTGAGATAGGTCCACCAGAACGATTGATAGCAAAACGGAAACGTGTGACAATAAAAACACGGAGTGAATTGATCGTCGATGAT